CTAACTTTATCCAAGATAGAATCGAAGCACATAGAATTCACTCGTGGATGCTCCGCTCGACCGTAAAGAAAGTCTAATGAAGTACAGATCACTAGAACGAACAATCAGGAAGATGTACGAAGCGCACGTCGAGACGGACGCTAACGATCAGATCGCTATTGGCTCTTATCAGACCAAGGCATTTGAGATGTCCCCTGATGCTCAGAAGATCTATATGCAGTTTCCGAAGGACAAGGATCCTAACGCGGCTCAGAACCTTGCTGTACAGTTAGATAGGTTATTCGATCTACAGAAGACAGTCACGTCTCAGGAAAAGTCTGCTCCAAAAGACATCGATCACGCAAGGCAGATTGTTGATACAGTCGTCAAGCTGTCGTCTGATCTAGGTATGGAAAAAGAGTTTGATTTCATCCATAAGCACATGAAGGCTATCGAGAAGTATCTTGCTCCTCATGCTGACTATGTGGATCAGCATATACATCCATCTGACAATCCTAAGTTTAGATCTCCTCCAAAGGACAACCTGCCTGATGCCAAGCAGAATGTACAGGGTGCTGGGGACAGAGATATGGATAATGCAAGAAACTACGCTATCTCTAGAGGAACACTAGCGCAGCGCAAACTAAAAATCATCGACAACGATTAAACAATAAATAAAAGAAAAATATCAAGCTGAGGGAATACAAATGGCAAAAATGTTCGATAAAATTTCACTGGATTTCATGAATGCCATTAAGGGCGTTCTTGAAGCGAAGAAAGTTAACAAGCATGGTCACGATCATGTAGGCAAGGAAGACGACGACATCGACAACGATGGAGATGTTGACACTTCTGACAAGTATCTGCACAATCGTCGTAAGGCGATTGGCAAGTCCATCAACATGAAGAAGGAATCGAAGGACGATGTTCCCTTTGAGGGCCCTTACAGAACAGCAGCCGATCGTGAAGATGAGTATGGCAACAAGATAAAGAATGTCGCCAAGCACCTTGCCAAAAAGGCTATGAATGCTAAAGCTGCTATGAAAGAAGATTCTGAGCAGGTTGATGAGATGTCTTCGAAGATGAAGATGAAGCTTGGTCTTTATGGCAAAAAGAAAAAGATGAAAGAGGAAGCTGAAGAGCTCGATGAGATATCGACAGATCTCGCTCTCAATTATATGGACAAAGCTTCGGATGCTCGTGGCCACAAAAACATGTCGACTGCTAAGCAAGACAAGCGCTACAAGTCAGTAGCACTGGCTCACAAGAAGATTGCTGGTCGTGGTGTTACTGTTCCAACTAATGAAGAAGCAGAGCAGGTCGACGAACTGTCGAAGCCTACAATGGGTCGCTACATCAACAAGGCGAAAGATTCTATCGACACAGCATCGTATAGACAGGGCAATAAAGAAGCGCTTGGTGGTTCTTCGAAGCCACTCGAAAAGAAGCTGACAAAGCGTCACAAGGGCATTTCAATGGCTGTTGATAAGCTGACCAAGGAAGAGATCGAAATGATCGAAGCCAAGATGGCTGGCGTTGCTCCTGGTTCAATGGACTGCGACAAGCACATGTGCGCTACAAAGGTCTTCCACAAGGAGTGGAATGAAGGCACACCTATCACGACAATGCATGCTGATCCAGATGCAGAAGGTCTTATCGAGTGGTATGATGTTATGTTCGATCATGGCATCGAGCGTGTAATGACAGAAGACATGGAAGTTCTCCAGGCCGAGTCACACATGCACTCGAAGAAGAAGATGAAGGAAGAAGCTGAAGATCTCGATGAAGCTCGTGGCCGTCCTAAGAAGGCTGGTCAGATGGACTACACTGTGCATCCTATCACGAAGAAAAAGCTGATGCACAATGACCCTAAGGATATGGATACAATTGAGAAGCTGCAGAAGCATGGTCATCTCGAGAAGCCAAAAACTGAAGCCAATCAGCACATCATGAATCAGCTCCAGAAAGCAAAACTTTCGATGCAGGGTGGATCCACGATCCAGTTCACACATGGTCAAGCAAAGCACGTTTCGGGTACTCATGCTGCAAAGCTTCTCTCGAAGTATGCTGGTATGAAGCCAGATGAGAAAGAAGCCTTCCAGAAGAAGATTGGCCATTCGCACGAACAACTAATGAAGCATGTCTAATGGCAATTAATGTTGGCCAGCTTGTTGTAAAGGGTAAAGAGCAAGGAGAGGTCCGTGTGACCACGATTTCTCCGAGCGCTATCTCAAACACTATCAATGTTGGTCAACTTGTTGTTCTAAACCAGACGGCGACACCGGTGACAGTGGTAGAACCAGTATCGGATGTGCCGCCACTTCCTGTGGATGGAAATAGACCCATCTTCAACTCTCTTATTGATAATAAAGAGAGCTCGCGTTATATACTCGATATGATGAAATAATAAATACAACACAAAAGAAGTTTTTAGGAGAATACAAATGGCTCAATGGGGCAATACAGATGACGCAGCGAACTCGGTCCTGTGGGCCACTTCGCAAGTCAACCTTCCAGCTAACACAGACAACCAAACAGCTCTGTTTGGTAACGTTACAGCCAGTGCGTTTATCACTGGTGCAACAGTTGGTCAGTTCGGCGTAGACACAACCGAAATGGGCGTATCGAATGGTTCGATCGTTTCATACACAATCACTAACGCCGGTTCAGGCTACTCAGCAAACGCTGCTGTTACCGTATCAGGTAACGCAACTTCAAACGCTACAGCTGGTGCGACAGGTCGTATCTCAGCTGTTAATGTAAATACAGCAGGTTCGGGATACACAACTATCCCTACAGTTACGATTGCTGCTCCAAGCGCAGTTGTCTTCAATGGTAACTCAGCTGTTTCGGGTGCTTTCATCACCATTACCAGCGCAAACTCAAAGTTCCTGGTAGGTGACAAGGTCACCTATGCGGGGAACGTCACATCGACTCCTGCACCTCTAGTTGATACCGGTACATACTACATTTCGTTCTCGAACACAACTGTAGTTGCTCTTGCAGAGACACCAGGCGGTGCTAACATCACTCTGACTGACGCGTCAGGCGACAATACAACAGCTGGTGGGGCTACACTAACAGGTGAAAGAGCAACTGCAGTTGCAGCTCTTTCGGGCTCACGTGCAGCTGCTCACGCTGGTTGGGTTCTACGTACAGTTGGCACAGGCGGTCGTGCTGGACGTGTTCAAGAAGAAACACTTGTTGCAATGGGCTCGATGTCAGAAGACGCCGAAGATACCATTATGAAGGACGCCTAATAGATGTCGGATCGTGCCAGAAAGATTACTGAACTTACTTCGATTGGCACGGCCAACACGTCGATCGCTAGCGGGGACCTCTTCATCGTTGAAGACGTCTCCGCTAACACGACCAAGTACGCTCCATTATCAACACTTCGGAAGTCTATCTTCCAAGGACCCTTCGCCAACGATTCAGTAGCAAATACTAATGGGGTGGCACTTGGCCAACCATACTTTGTAGCTGATGGGAGCGTCAAAGTAAGAATTACATAATATGATTGATGTTGTTAATGAAGATAATTTCGTGGTATACGCTGCAAAGCATTATGACAATCCTCAGTGTTATGACACCGAAGAGTTTCTTGATGATTTAAAACGGTTTAAGTATATCAAGAGACTGTTCAATAGATTCGAGATTACAGGTGATCTCAAAGAGAGACTCATCCTTAACCACATAATGGTATTATATAACCTTTTCGGGGATGAGGCAACAGTTCTTTTGTTCGTGAAGCTCAGAGGATACTATACCTTCCTCAAACCGTTTCTTGTTTTGATAAACAGAATGCCCGACAGAGTACACGGTGTGGTTACAAGAGACAATGTAGTCTACAATAGCGATATCGCAATGGACCCAAGAATAGTAGAAGCGCTAAGGAATATTTAATGGCTAAAGATCCTAGAGAATACGGCTTTGAAGGTGAGATGGCAATGTCTCAGTTGAAAGGTATTATGCAGCATGCTAAGCAGCTCCATGATATGCTCGAGCCTAGCACAGACCTTCCAGAGTGGGTTCAGTCGAAGATCACTCTTGCATATGACTATATGCAGACCGCTACTGACTATATGTCAACAGAGATGACAGAAGAAGCTCCTGCAAATGTGACCGCAGGCGTTGCAAAGGTGGATCCATTGCTTGGCCAAAAGAAGAAGCCAAAGATCCTCAAACGCTTCAAGGCTATGTAATATGCTTGGCATGATCCCACTACCATATAAGTTACTCGCAGGAGCAGCGCTCATTGCTGGAGTATTCTTCTATGGCTACATGAAGGGATCCGCATATGCCGAGGCCGAGCTGCAAAGGTTCGCCGCAGAGAAGACTCAATTGGTTGCTGATCTCGAAAAGAAGAATACAGAGATAAGTAATGAGGTCGTCACAGAGTATGTCGACAGAACGAATACGATTAGGGAAAAAGAGTATGTCTATCTTGATGCCGCTAAAAACAATGTTCCTGCTCAGTACGATATGTCTAGTGGCTGGGTGTACACGCACGACCTTAGTGCCAGTGCCGGTGATGCCGACCCCACCAGAGCTTCTGATGAGAGCCCCTCAGGAATTAAAGACAATACAGCCCTCCTCACCATCATCGGAAACTACGCCAACTGCCAAGCCAACGCCGAGCAGCTAAGACAGCTCCAGCAATGGATAATCCAGAACAAGGCCGCAGTCGACGAGATGGCAAAAGAGAAGAAGAAATAATGGCCAAGAAATTAGAAGACTTCCTCAAGGAAGAAGATGAAGCTCCAGACGGCCGTGACCAGCTGATCAACTTCATCGTACAGAATTTCTACAGGTTTATCAACAATCCTAATATGAAGGATGATAGATCTCTGTTGATGTTAATTGCGGCTTTGACTACTATTAGTGCTTCGGAAGGCAACTCTCCTACAGCACTACAGGCTGCTAGAAGACTTGCACAAAACGCGCTAGCGCGCAGCGGAAAGATGAAAAAGGAAAAGAAAAATGTGGGATAAGATTAAGAAATGGTTAGGCTTTGCAGACCTAAATAAGGACGGCAAGCTGACCGCAGAAGACTTTGAATTTGCAAAGGCTGTTGCAGAAGAAAAGTATAAGCAAGCTAACGAAGCTATCAACCAGGCAGCTGAAAAGGTAGAGGCGGTAGCAGATACAGTCAAGAAGACTACAGCCAAGGTTAAGGCAAAAACCAAGAAGAAGTAACTGATAACTCTTTCATTATGCAATCTTAAAGGAGACGAATAATGAAAGCAGCTTTAGATTACATTAAAGGCATCCTTGCGGACGCAAGCGGCACGCCGTCATCGAAGAGAATTATCTCTATCATATTTGCTATTCTAATCGGTATAGCATTCGTAGCCAACCTGTTCTGGGGCTATCAGGTAACAGATAACATTCTTGATGCTGTTATGCTCGTTGTTATTGCAGGTCTCGGTATCTCAGGTATTGAGAAGTTCGCTCCAAAGGCGAAAAAGAAAGAGGATCCGGAAGCATAATGGCTGCCCAACCTAACGCCAAGCTCGCTGCTGACGTATCCTATCTGCAACAAGATATGGTAAAGGTCGGCGCTCTTGTCGATCGTCACGACACAATCATTGACAAGCTGACAGAGGTTTCCACATCTCTGTCGCAGTTGATGGCTGTCCATGAATCGAAGTTGACTGCACAAGAACTCATTATGAAACAAACAACGGATCTAGTGGAGAAGCGCAGAGTGGAAGTCGAGGACAAAGTGCAGCAGCTTCACGCGCGCATTTCATCTGGGGAACGAGAGCTCGGCGCTAAGATCGAAGATCAGTATGATGACATCATGACAGAGATCAAAGAGATGAGAGCAGAGTCCGTCAAACAACATGATGCTCTTAGCGACCGTATTACATCCATGGAGAAGTGGCACTGGCTGATCATTGGTGGATCCATCATTGTTGGTGTTCTTATTAGCCAAGTGAATTTAACTCAACTTTTCGGTTGACCTTTTCGTAGTTTCTAGTATACTGACATATGTCCCAATGAAGAACTATAGGATGTATTGTGAATTCACTGTATCTAGACGAGACGTTTTTACGGCAGATCTCCGGCCGGCTTGATAAGTTCAAGCAAACTTCTCCTCATCACTTTAATGCTCGCTGTCCCACTTGCGGGGACTCAAAGAGAAACAGAAGTAAAGCGCGTTGGCATGCATTCCAGCATTCCGATAAGGGCTTCCTTGTCTGTAAGTGTTTCAACTGTGGATACACAAACTCGTTTGATAACTTCTTAAAAGAGTTCGAGCCAGAAGTACACAAGATGTACGTAATGGAAAAGTTTCGGGACGCAAACAACAATACCAAGTCTACTACTGTAGACAACTTCAAGCAGACCAAGCCTGTATTCGATACCAATCCTCTTAAAGGACTAAAGAAGGTATCCCAGCTTCCTATAGAGCATCCTGTACGCAAGTGGGTAGCCAAGCGTAGGATCCCTGCAAAGACTCACTATAAGCTGTATCTATGTATGAAGTTTAAGAAGTGGGTCAACTCATTCTATCCGAATAAGTTCGAAGAGAAGTCGCTGGAGAACGATGAACCCAGACTACTTATACCTTTGTTCGATGAGGAAGGGGTGATGTTCGGAGTCCAGGGCAGAGCCTTCAAGAAGGAGTCTGTAAAGTACATCACGATCATGCTCAAGGAAGAGATGGGTCGCTGGTACGGACTAGATACTCTCAACAAGAACGCCACTGCATATTGTGTAGAAGGACCTATCGATAGTCTCTTTCTAGAGAACGGAATTGCTTCGTGTGGAGGCGATATTGTTTCAGAATTAGCGTTGCTTAATATGTCGAAAGAGGATATAGTGGTTGTATATGATAACGAACCTAGAAGCAAAGATACTGTAAAGAAGATCGAGAAAGCGATCGAACATGAGTATCCTGTCTGCATCTGGCCAGATAGTGTAGTTGAGAAAGATATAAATGATATGGTACTAGTTGGCTATTCGCCTAGAACGATTCGTAACATGATCAACGATAACACGTTCACAGGGCTATCAGCAACTCTAAGACTAACGCAATGGAAGAAGATATGATTGACGAAGATACCGCACACGCTGTAAGATACGGGCAGGCTCTTGAACGCTCCAGAGCTATGTTCGCGCAAACAGATTATCCACTGATTAAGCGTGCTCTTTTGTTTTATGCTCAACATAACGGTGAGGTAACAGAGAGCGAGACTTCGCAGCTGGGTCACTTGCTGCATAGACTGGAAAGATTAGACAAATGACAGAACTAGTTGATAACGAGTTTGGGGTCGAGTACGAGCAGATCCCGATAAAGAAACTTCGGATCTTCCGAGTTGGTAAGCAGTGGCTTGTCGAGTATCAACGTTATGTTCGTCTTTGGGCGCCCTGGGACCATTTCTGGTGGTATAATGATGGTCAGTATGTTGAGTACTACGATGCACTGGCTCGTGTGAATGACTTGAAGGCTAGTGGATACGCTAATGTTCCACGGTTCATGAAGGTCAAGGAGTTTACAATTGGTGATGACTGAAGTATTTGACTTGGCAGTAGCGAACCTGCCCGATTCACCTAAAGAGCCTATCGTGTGGATTGTTTATAATGAGGATCATGTAGAAAAAACAAAAGAACTCATTGACAATATTAAAGGTATGGGCTATTGTGAGAAATACTGTGAAGTTCTTCCACGGCAATCAGTAAAGAAACCAACGAAGCCTTTGTATTATGATCCTAGGCTTTTAGATCATATTGGTAATGGAGCAAATTAATGAAGACTGAAATCTACAATACATTACGTCGACACCTACAATCTCATGTCGACAAACATGCAATGAATGTTCAAATTATGATGAACAATCCAATGGCGATTCATGATCATACTGACTTCATGACTGCGCTTGAATTGGAGCTTGGATACATCGCTGAGTATCAAGACAAACTCGAAGCAATTGAATATGTAATGAAGGGTTGATATGAAAGACGTGACGCATGAAGAAGCTATGAAGTGGCTCGAGTATATGAAGGGCGAATACAGCCCAGAAGAAGATGATACAGGTATTATCGAATACATCCAAGAAGTGCTTTGGCGTGATAATGATTTGAGGACTAGTTGAAATGAATCCAAATGGTTATGCAATCGTACTAGATTATTCAGGACAGTTCGTACTGAGATACTATCATGATGTAAATATTGAAAGCAATTGGTATACAGTTGCAATGTCATATAGATATGACGAAATTATGAGAGAGTTGCTAAAGCATCGTGAGATGCAAGGTATGGGCAAGGAGTATTGGATCTCATGAGCGGTAATTTAGACCTTACTGTAGATGAAGCCGTAGACGCAATTGCTAGGATTTACTGGGAAGATGTGGCTCAAGGCCTTCTTGACAGAGACGTCGACAAAATATACCGTGCAGGTATCAACTTGAAAGCTACAGAATCTACACGCGTGACAATGAAAGAGACTTTCGAAAAATGAGTGAAGTGAATTTGGTCGGGCTGACAAAGCCCAGTGCATATACAGGATGCTCAACCGCAAACGAATTGGTAGCATGGACTGCTCGCGTATCCAATCCGTCTAATCAGAACAACACAGCAACAGCGTCTAAGCTCGTTCAGTATCTTATCAAGAACAAGCATTGGTCGCCACTGGAGATGATTCATGTCTCAATGGAAATCAAAACAACCCGAGATATCGCTCGACAAATTCTGCGACATCGTTCTTTCTCATTCCAAGAATACTCTCAGCGTTACGCCGATCCAACGAAGGATCTTGGCTTTGTTAAGCGAGAAGCCAGACTTCAAGATAAAACCAATCGTCAGAACTCGATCGAAGCTGATAACAAGCTACTACAAGAACACTGGAACATCCGACAAGCCAGAGTGATAGGTGAAGCTCGGTATGCCTATGACTGGGCGATCGAAAACGGTATCGCCAAGGAACAAGCTCGCGCAGTGCTACCAGAAGGCAATACAGAGTCGGTGATGATTGTGACCGGCACGCTTCGCTCATGGGTTCACTATTGTGAGCTTCGTATGGATAAGGCGACTCAGAAAGAACATCGTATCATTGCCGAACAGTGCTGGGATATTATTGCGCATCACTTCCCTGATGTCAAAGCAGCCCTTGATAGCATGGCAGCGCAGGTAGAGTTTGAAAGAAAGCTCCCCTGAGCACAGATATATAAAGCTACAGTTAGGAAAGACAACAGATGATTCAAGTAACCAAACGCAATGGACAAAAAGAAGAACTCGACCTTAACAAGTTCCATCGCGTTGCAAATTATGCGTGCGAAGGCCTTTCGGGTGTATCCTCATCCCATCTTGAGATGAAGACACACATCCAGTTTTATAATGGTATTAAGTCTGCTGACATCCAAGAAACTCTTATCAAAGCAGCAGCTGATCTGATCTCAGAAGAGGCTCCTAACTACCAATATGTGGCTGGTCGTCTGATCAATTATCACCTTCGCAAGGAAGTATATGGCCGGTATGAGCCACATGCACTCTACTCGCATTACATTAGAGTGCTGGACGATGGGTATTATGATAATGGTCTTGGTGTAGCATATGAACTAGGCGACTGGATGGAGCTCGAGAAGTATATTGACCACAACCGAGACGACTTACTGACCTATGCTGCCATGGAGCAGTTCCGTGGTAAGTATCTGATCAAGAACCGCGTGACGGGTAAGTTCTATGAGACGCCGCAGATGGCTTTCATGCTGATCGCAATGACTCTCTTCCAGAACTACACCAAAGACAGAATCAAATGGGTAAAGGAATTATATGACGCAATCAGCACCTTTGACATTAGCCTTCCTACTCCTATTATGGCAGGAGTTCGCTCACCTCAACGTCAGTTTAGTTCGTGCGTACTCATCGAAACTGATGACTCGCTGGATTCGATAAATGCAACAGCTTCTGCGATCGTTAAGTATGTTTCACAAAAAGCCGGAATTGGTATTGGTGGTGGTTCTATTAGGGCTATTGGATCTCCTATACGCAATGGTGATGCTTCTCACACTGGTGTTATTCCTTTTTGGAAGCACTTTCAGTCTGCTGTTAAATCTTGTAGCCAGGGTGGTGTCCGCGGTGGAGCGGCGACATGCTATTACCCCATTTGGCATCTCGAAGTGGAGGATCTTCTTGTCCTAAAGAACAACAAGGGCACAGAAGACAATCGTATTCGTCATTTGGACTATGGAGTCCAGTTTAATAAGGTAATGTATGAACGGCTTCTTTCTGGAGGTAATATCACCCTCTTCTCACCTCATGATTGCCCGGATCTCTACAGAGCGTTCTTTTCAGATGTTGATGAGTTCCGCACACTCTACGAAAAGTACGAGCGCTCCACCAAGATCAAAAAGAAAACCATCCCTGCGATTGATCTCTTCTCAACCTTCATGCAAGAGCGAAAAGACACAGGTCGAATCTATCTGATGAATGTCGACCACTGCAATGAGCATGGTTCGTTTGTCCAAGAGGTTCCGATCAAGATGTCTAACCTCTGCTGTGAGATTACACTACCAACTACACCACTAAAGGATATTCATGATGAACGAGGTGAAATTAGCCTTTGCACCCTTGCTGCAATTAATTGGGGAAAGATTAGAAAGCCAGCAGATTTCGAAAAGCCATGCACCATTGCTGTACGCGCTCTGGATGCCCTACTGGACTATCAGGACTATCCTGTTCGAGCCGCTGCTGTTGGTACTCGGAACCGTAGGCCTCTGGGCGTTGGTATCATCAATTTTGCTTATTGGTTGGCTCGTAATGACAGTAACTACTCCAATCCTAACCTTGATCTTGTGCATGAGTATGCTGAGGCGTGGAGTTACTACCTTATTAAGGCGTCCGTCGACCTTGCGGAAGAAGTAGGTTCTTGCCCGTTATCAGTAGATACTAAGTATCACTTGGGTGATATGCCGATTGACACGTATAAGAAGGAAGTAGACGAGCTGGTTCAGCCTGACTATAAGATGGACTGGAATGAGCTAAGCGAACGTGCAATTGAAAACGGCATCCGCAACTCGACTCTAATGGCTCTGATGCCTGCCGAGACATCTGCTCAGATCTCTAACTCGACCAATGGTATTGAGCCTCCTCGTGCTCTGGTTTCGATCAAGCAATCAAAGGACGGCGTGCTCAAGCAGGTTGTTCCTGGTATACAGAAGCTAAAGAATAAATACGAACTACTGTGGGATCAGAAGTCGCCGGAAGGTTATCTGAAGATCATGGCAGTACTACAGAAGTTTATTGATCAGGCTATCTCTGTCAACACATCTTACAATCCTCGTCACTATGAGGATGAGAAGATCCCGATGTCAGAGATGATCAAGCATCTTCTTATGCATTACAAGTACGGCGGTAAGACTCTGTACTACTTCAACACCTTCGATGGTGCTGGTGAGATTGATGAACAGAAACCACTAGCACAAGGGCAACTAGATGATGAGGATTGTGACTCTTGTAAAATCTAACAGGAGCAATAAATGGCAAAGTCCGTTTCAGCAAAGCAACTTCATACTAAAATTGTAACAGGAACTTCACAAGACACGAGACGCCCGAAGCTATCTTCAATGAACAAACACAAGAAGAGAAACTTCAAGGCGTATCGTGGTCAAGGTCGATAAGGAGACTACCATGGACTACGTTATGCTTAATACTGATAGATGGGAACATGCTGGAAAGAAGTATCGTCTCATATCCCTAGAGAAAAGGGAAGGTAGCTCTGCAACGGAACTCGTGCTCGAGTATGAGGGTGTGCAAAGCCGCCATGTTGTAGCCTATCATCAGATAGAGTTCATGGAAGAGGAATAAGTCGCTTGATGGATCTTATTCTCAAAGAAAGTAAGTTCAACAGCGATCCTCACTGGGATGTGCCTCTTCGTATGAA